CTACGCAAGTCAGAGTAGCGTTTCTTAAACGTCTTCTCTTCTGCTGTTGTAGGTTCATCCTCTTCAGGCTCTGCAGTTTCTTCTACTTCACCTTTTTGTTCTTTGAGCATCTGCTCAAGTTCTTCTTCTTCCATCTTGCGTTTTTCTTCGTTAGTGTACTTACGATTTGCAAACGCAACTTTCTTTGGTGGCTCCATTTCTTCAGCCATAATTTCAGCAGTCTCTGCCATTTTACTTCTCCAAGTTGGGGCCAACCGTAGCCACGCCGGGGTGGGGGATTAGGTAGCCAACATATGTAGATTATTTTTTAGAAGCTAATCCACCGCGCTTCTTCTTAGTTACCTTTTTAGTAGCGTCTTTCACTAATTGTTCATTGCTCATCAAGCCGCCTTTGTTTTCATCATAGTAACCAGATTCAACCATTCTTTCTGCTTCACGAACTGCTTCGTCAATAATTGATCCACGTTCAAACCCTGTATCACTGCTATCATCACGCCTACCAAAAGCACGTTCTCTTTCTTGTGATCCAACAGCCTCTTGTTGCGCACGGTCAAGTTTTGCTCTTTCTCTTGCCGCACGATCTGCTGAAGCCCGTCTAATAGCTTCTTGTGCCGCCTTCTTTCGTTCCGCCGCTTCTCGTGCCTCTTTTGCTTTTTCTGCAGAAGAAAGGGCGGCTTTTCTAGCTTCTTCTTTTTTGCGTTTTTCTTCGGCTTGTTTAAACACCTCTTTGTTCTGCTCTGCAATATCTTCACGCACAACCTCACCACGAGTTGTTCTAGTCTCTTCAAGAAGGTCCATATATTCTTCACCAAAGGGTTCTAGTTCTTTTTCTTTTCCTGTGAGAGAATCAACAATACCGCCTAAGATACCACCGCCACTATTTAAAATTTGACCAGTAAGTGGGTCAAGAAGTCTATTATTAGGAGCAATAATATAACCGGTGCCTGTTATTTTACCAATACTGTCCGCACCGTATTTTCCAAATGTACCACCTATGCCTTCAAACACACCTTCCATTGTGGTAAATCCTAATTCTTTAGCTGTAGCAATTCGATTTCGCATACGTTCTTGTGCTGCTGTATCAGGAGGTGGGCTAGGGTCTTCCTCTCTAACGCTTGTCGTCTGCGGTGTTGTAGGTGTTGTAGTCACCGCTTCAGTGGCTATAGCTTCTGGGTCCACGTAGGTGTATCCCTCTGGGATAGGACTTATAGGCTGTCCATCCTTGAATGGGATCATAATTACATTACCAGCTTCATTGCGATATTCACGAAGTTCATCATAGGAACCAAACTCACCTAATGTGAAATCAGAGAATGTCGGAATTTCGGCGGGTTCATATTGACGCATGGTAGGAACAGCCGCCTGTGCTACAGGTGTATACGCCTGTTGTACTTGACTAGATGCTGCTTGAACAGGCTGCGCTATTTGGGTAAATCCTGTAGTCGGCGCAGCAGCTTGTTGATACCCTGCAATGCCAAATTGTTGTTGGTCAGGGGTTGCAGGTACAAAACCACCTACATTATACTCTTTGTCATCTTCCATGTCAAGATCAGAAAGATCAAACGGAATGTCATCCGGCATGACAGCTTCTTCGCTATTACCCATCTGACCCATGCGGTCCATCATCTTCAGGCCCAGCTTTGCTTCCTGCCGCATTTGCATCAGCTTTTCAAGACCAATGTAACGAACTACATCTGCTGGAAATACGAACTCTCCCTCACTAAGCTGTGCAGGAATATCATCACGCACCTCTTCTTGTGTAGAACCGGGTGGTACATCATTACCAGACACGGGATCAGTCGTGCCGCCTTCATCTTTTAGACCACCGTCTTCAAACAGTTCCATTTGTTTTTCAAGAGCCATTGACCTCATCCCTCAATGTTTTAAGTTTGCGTAATGCTGCAATGGCACCCTGTGACCGGTACATCATCACATTATCGTCAGCTTGCTCCAGTGCTTTATGCTGCATTTCAATTACAGCATCAATGTAGCTACTGAATGCCTCCCATTGGCGGTTGTTGTTCACCCACGGCTTGAGCTTGCTGAGTATCTGCTGGTTGTTCATTTCCACTAAATCCTTGTTCACCCGGCAGCGGTGCCATGCCTACACCCACGGTTCCGCCACCAACACCTGTCGGGTCCATAGGATTGGCTCCTGCTGGTGCGCCCGGTTCTGGTGCTGGTGCTTGGAACTGTTTCATAAGTTCAGCTTGCAACGCGGCTTCGTTCATATTGTTGGTTACTTTGTCGGGGTCAAGGTCCATCGACTTTGCGATTTCACGAATAATGTATTGGAATTTAGCAAACGGAGCCAACGTAGGGTTGCTGGCTACTTGCATAAATTGCATTAGGCGCTGACTGCGCACCTCGTTTGCCATGAGACTTTCTGTCCCACGCGCTTTAACTTCAAGGTCGCCTTTAATAACAGGATCAAAATCAAACTGCATATTAAAGCGGAAGAAGCCTTCACCAAGAGGACGCAACAGATAGTCGTCTACATTCTTGATAACAGTCTTAATGCTTCCAGCAGCAGCACCCATTAGCATAGAGATGCCACTGGCAGTACGGCCAATGCCGGTAACGCCCGTCTGTCCATGAGCAAAAGACGGGAAGCCTGTGCTTTCGTCCGCAAGCTGTCGCGCCTTGTCAAACAACATCATGTTTTCTGATGACACATTCGGGAACTTCGTACCAAAGATAGCCTGCCCCGGTGCGCCACCCTGACGGCGGAATACCTTGCCCGGATACAGAGACAGGTCTTGTCCCGGCACCAGATTGGTCTCATCTACTTCTACAATCAAGTTACCCGACAGCACAGCGTTGTCTACCGCCATACGCATAAAGCCGTTCATCAGCGTCTGCGTGTCGTCCATGTTCTCTGCAATACCTACGCCAAAGAAACTGTATGGATTGAGTTCGTATGGGGCAGCGACATATGGAATCTTGGCGGGTTTGAATGGGTTGAGAACCATGCGGATAAGTTTGCCATTACAAATCCAGATGTTTGCTTGTAGCTCGTCAAAGTCTTTGAGTTCTTCTGGAATATCGACACCGTTTTCTTCCAGCATCTCAATATCACACATACCCCAATATTCTAGGACTTCAAATCTTTCAATACCATGCTCTGGAGCATAATCTGACAAGTCGTCTTCCCAGTATTGCTTCGTATAGTTTTCGCCAAACGAAATAGCTTCGTCAATAACTTGCGCACGGAAGTACGGACGTTTCTTTAGATTACGAAGCTGTGTGCGGGACATCTTATGGCGTTCAATAACGTACTGCGCCTCGTCCATATTGTTTGCATCAGGATCGGGGTAAAAGTTCCAAACAGATACATGATTTACTTGTGGCACTGTTTTGAATACTGGATCATAATTACCGTCATCGCCCCAGTTAGGATATTCTTTGTCTGTGGCAAACGGCCCCTTCATAATGCCCGTACCAAACAATGCCATTTCAAATGCACTGCTTCGCAGTCCTTTACTAGCACCGGACTCTTCAAGCTGGTCGTGTATTTTCTTTTCCATCTTTTTAGCTGCAACCATAGCAGGGCTAAATTCAATGGCAGTTGCAGTTTTACCCGGACCCTCTTTGAGTTTATCTTCTACCGGTTGTAGCTTTTCTTCAAACGCGCCAAGTCGTTCAGTCAAGCTCATAGATGTCGCACCCGGCGGCAGATCATTGCCATCTCCTGCAAAACCGTATGGGCTAGACAGGGCGGTTTGTCCCTGAAGTTGCTCTGGCTCTTTAGGATCAAAGTGTACGTCTTCTACTACACCCTCTGGTAATTCAGTAGGATCGACAGAAAGCGGAAACTTGTTATTGGCAAATAACACGTCAACAATTTGACCGTATGCTGCCAGCGTCTTAGTTTTTGTTACTTTGATAAATACACGAGATTTTTCTGATTCCGTGAACTGAACATCCGGCCCATACAAACCACGGTAGTTCCTGTACGCACGAAGCCACCGCTGCTCATCTTGTTCACGGTAGTCTTCAGCACGTTGATACCTTTCCATGATGAAGGGAATAATGTTTGATACGTCTACATCTTCAGCTACTGTATCTTCAGTGTCTTCCAATGCAATTGCATCATCTTCAATCATAATTTCATCATCTGCCATAGTTTTTCCTTAGTATCCAAATGTAGAATCTGCTACCGGCATACCTGTCGATGGTCTGCCACGCGGGTCGTAGTCGAAAATAGAGAACCGGGGTCTGGACATAATCCCATACCGTAGCGCGTCGTAAAGGTGGTCTTCAGACTTCGTGTCAACGTCCTCTGGATTTTTCTTGTCCAGAGGGATGGACGGTAACTGTGATATTGTCTCTGTGCAGCTATCAAAGAATACAAGTCTTGGTTCCTCTGTAAATTCGTCAATCTGTAAACGCCTGTGTATTTCATTCTTACCGGCTACCCGGCTACCTTTACTGCGGTCAGATGGACGCCAGCGACATCCTTTGTTAATCATTTGCTCCGCAAGAGAAGGACCAGTATCACCACGCTTATGCCAAAGACTACTGTCCAAAACACCGTACTTAATATTACCATCTTCGGCTTCCAAGTCAAGTATCATATCTGCCAAGTCTGTGGCCAAGACTTTACTGACGTATAATTCTCTATAGACGACCAGTTGTTCATCAGGCGCAACAGCAAACCAAAGAACACCAGAATAACTGCCGTAACCATAGTCACATGAACGAAACTTGACCCAGTTGTTAGGGATATTGTAAGGCTCCACAACATGAAGATCACGATTAAATTCAGTAAACGCTGCGCCCTCTTTGATGTCCCAATCGCCTTCAAGAAGCTGCCGCCTTTGCTGTTCAGGAAGCGAGAGGAGCATAGCTTCGTAGTCTCCCGCTGTCGCAAGGTATGGGTTATCAGAAAGTCTTGCTGGGATAAAGCGTCTCTTAAATAAAGATTTTCCTGCCTTGCTATGGCCATAGGGATATCGAAGAACTTCTCCTGTTTCGACGTTTGTTGCATCAAATGCTCTATTATAAGGTGCGGGGTCAATGAACATTTTTTTAACCCAGCCATGACCTCTACCGCCGGGGTTAGTTGTAGCCCTCATAAAGATAGGCAAGTCTGGTGCAGTGGACCGTAGACGACTTCGCATGTAGTCCCATGCATATGGTGTGGCCCATTGTGTCAGTTCGTCAAAGCCTATCCAGCTAAACGCCAGACCCTGATAACGCAAGACATCTTCATCCCTATCTAGGTAAGACATCCACAACCTTGCACCAGATGGCGCAGTCCACTGCATCTTTCTTTCTGACCACTTGATACCGGGCCAGATTTTTGGATATAACTCTTGAGACTTAAATATAAGCTCTCTTAGTTCTTCAGTAGTGTGACGAAGCAGCAATCCACTAAACTGTGGATGACCCATATAACGTAGTGGGTCTGCCAACATAGCATAAGACTTACCACCACCAGCAGAACCGCCATACAAAACTTCTCGTTCACTGGCAGCTAGAAACTCTGTCTGCGGCCCCGGATTAGGTTTGAACAGTACATTAGCATGTTCTTCTGCATCCAGAGTTTCATGTGAAACCTCTTCAATTTGAGGCTTTTGCTTTTGCGCCGGTTCTGCTTTCTTCGATCTCTTTCGCTTTGGCGATTGCCTTTTCCGCATAGTCTGCCCATTTGCGGATGCTTGCAGCCGTTTGCTTACGCTGTCGCTCATGCTGTAACCGTTTCCTTAATCCTACGTGAGATATCTGTCTGCCTGTATTTGCCACTAACCAGTTGGCTACCTGACGATAGCTGTACTGATTAATGTAGCCACGGGCTTTTTCTAACAAGTCCAGTTCTTCTGGAATAGGGTCAAGAATGTCGGGGTCTTCTTCATTCTGTTTGTACCCAAAGGGTATGGTACGTGCAATGCGTGGTATCTGCACCCACTCGTTTTCTTCTTTAATATCGGTGGGCTGGGGCAGCTTCCACTTGCCAATACTGCGTGTCATACAATGCTTACTTATTCTTTTTCTTGGCCAGACGGGCTATTGCTCGTGCTGCAGCATCTCTGTTACGGCGACGTGCAATTTCTTTTTTATTGGCAATGCCAAGTGCATCAGCACTTTTAATGCTTGGTTTTAGGCCGTATAGTTTTTTAACAGTAGCATTGTTTGGGTTTTTTTGCCGATATGCTTTGACTGTAAGCCCTGCTCGTTTTGCAGCCTCACGAATTTTTTGTTGAAGTTCTGCCAACTGAGGAGTATCCGCAGTTTTTTTCTGTACACGGTTCTGTGCTTCATTGTACTTCTTTATAAAGGTATTATCACCCGGCCCTTTACGATTACCGCCGCCTGCTGCTGCAGGTTTCTTTTTTGCACGTGCTTTTTTGAAGTCTTCTACAATACCACGCATTGCCTCTTTGCGTCGTTTTTCTGCTGCCAACTGTCGTTCAGCCGTCCGCTTTTGTTGTTCTTTGGTTGGTTTTTTTGGCTTAGCGGACATTTTACCGCTAATTGCTTTTATAGCCTTTCCAACAAGTTTACCTTTAGCCATCGTCTTCCTCCACCGGGGCTTTAGGCGGCATGAGCATGACTCCGCCGCTTGCTTCTACTTGCATTTTTTCTGTCTTGACCAGACCTACACGATCAAGCAGTTCTTTGGCAGCGGACATCTTGTCACGAATACCAAGTTCAGTGGGGTCATATAATGCCCCTGTCATAGCCATTGCAGCCTTCGGTGCATTCTGTGCCATGTACATTTGTGTGGCTTCAAGGATTTCTTCCTTCAAACCTTTTACAATCTCTGTGGTGGTTGTAGAGTCAGAATACCCAGCCAGTTTCTTGGCAGCAACCATGTTACCACCAGCTTCGTCAAAAAGCACATTCAAGAATGCTTGTTGTTTTCCCGTTAGCTGTCTAGCCATCAAACTCTCCATGATGCATGGCATGAGCAAGTTTTGTACTACGTGATTTTACCTGCCTCGCCCACCTGCTGTCAAGCATTTCTTTCGCCGCTGTGTCAAATTTATTTTCATGGATAGCAGCCCACATTTTCTTGAACTTATTAAGACGAGGCACGCCAAGATTAAATGCCATATCTACAAGTACAAGCTGACGTACAGCGTCAAGTTTCTCTACACAAGGGTGCGCACGGAGAAGTTCTTCTTCGACAATCTGTACGTCATTCTGTGCGAGGTACATTGCATCTGCTTCTGTGATACCATCAGAATAAACATAATCAATACTTGGATAGTCCATCCAATCTAGTTCATCCTGTGTAATACCCCGATCATCCAGATTTCTTCCAATGCCAATAGTATTAATACCCAGCGTATCTTTGTATACGTCAAGACGCATACCCTCGTGGGCAACCAACTTTTGCATCAAAAGGTCTTTATCGTATTTCATTTCTCGTGTCCCATCCATACAGCAAAGGCACCTGTCATGGCACCCGTAACTACACTAACTAGAGCCGCCTGTTC